GGAGGCGGGCGTCGCGCACTATGTTGCGCAGTCCACCCAGGCATCCCGCTCTGGAACGCTATTTGATGACTGCCTGCGGGTGGCGCGCAGTTGGGCGCAGAGTAACCGCACGGCTCACGAGCGCAGTCAGCAGCGCCTCGCCCGCTCGGCGCTAAGGAGGGAGGGATGAGTCTATCGTACGTACTCTCTCACGCGCTTCACCATGATCTGGCGGGAACCTCCCGCCGGCTCCAGGCAGTGTTTATCCAGCAAGCCAAACGAGGTTTTAGTGAATGCCGCCATGTCGCGGCATCGGTTGACTGTGCCCGTCGTCTGGCGATGCGAATTTCCACAGTGACGAAAAACGGTTGGTGACTTATGAGCATGATGCTGATGGCGATGGCCATGAAAATTAAGACAGGGAATCCACTGCGCAAACTGGTGCTGCTGAAGCTGGCCGACAACGCCAACGATCAGGGCGAATGCTGGCCGTCGATCCCTTACCTGGCAGCAACCTGTGAAATGTCCGAGCGTTCGGTGCAGAACCATATCAAATGGCTGCATGAGCAGGGCTTTTTATGGGTGGAGCCGCGCAAGAGCAAAAATGGCGGTCACCAGTCGAATATTTACCATCTGACGCTGGAGCGGCGGCTGCGTTCTCCGCTGGAGGAGGATGAAAAGGGTGATCTGCCTCCGGAGGAAAATCAGGAAAAAAATGGCGCGGCGCAGGGGGCGGGATCAGCCGGTGCAAATGGTGCGTCTTTGTCTGAGGTGCCAGCGCAACAAATACGCCAGGGGTTGTCGTTTGATTCACTAGGGGTAGCGCAACCATTGCACCCAGAACCTATCATTAAGAACCTATCATTAGAACCTATACCCCCCTTACCCCCCAACAACAGCGAATTCGTTGAGCCCGACAAGGACAAAACCGATCGGGGAAAACCGGATTGGACAGAGCCCGATCGACACCATCGCGAGCTCGATAATCCTGAAGCCGATCACCCAGAGCGGGAAAATCTCACTCGACGATCGGCTGAACGTATGGACTATGGCGCTTATCTGGCAGCTTACAACGAGCTGGTGGGAGACAGGCTACCCCATGCGGTGACCGTCAACGAGGAGCGTAAGCGTAAACTGCGTTCGCTGGTGAAATCGTTGGCGACGCCGAATCTGGAGGGCTTCAGGGCCTATGTCTCGGCGTTTCTCGACCATGCCAAGCCGTTTTACTTTGGCTTCGGCGATGCGGGCTGGATTGCCGATTTTGACTACCTGCTACGCCAAAAAACCTTGACCCGAGTACGGGAGGGTACGCTGTGAACGCCAATCTCCAGTACCTGGAGTCCAGTGTGATCGGCGGCCTGCTGCTGGGTGGCCTGACACCGGCTGCGCAGGAGGTGTTGGCATCGCTGGAGCCTGCCGCGTTTTCCATCCCGCTGTACCGGACGGTTTACCGGGTGATCCAGCGCCAGGCCAGAGCCCGCAACCTGATCGACTCGCTGATGGTGGCCGAGGAGTGTGGGGATGAACACTTTGCCGACGTGATGAGCACGGCCAAACACTGCCCCAGCGCCGCCAATCTGGCGGGCTATGCGGAAATGGTCAGCCAGGAGTATCAGCGGCGGCAGTTCGCCATCACCCTGGATGAAATGCGCCGGGAAATTGGTGCCGCCAACATCGAGCAGGCGGGGAGCGCCATGGACAGTCTGATGAATCGTCTGGCGCTGATCCGCCGTCCCAAGCTGGAGCCGATCCCGGTGGTGCTGGGCGAGGTGATGGGGGATTACACCGACACGCTGGAAAAACGCCTGAATAACGGCCTGGAGTCCGACACCGTCAAGTTGGGCATTGCGCCGCTGGATGCGGTGACCGGCGGGGTGAATCCGCAGGATTTGATCATCATCGCTGGTCGGCCGGGGATGGGTAAAACGTCGCTGGCCATTCGCATCGCCACGGAAGTGGCGGGGCGGATGTTTCCCGGCAGCGCACAGCGGCGGGGTGTGTTGATTTTTAGCCTGGAGATGAGCGCCCAGCAACTGGTTGAGCGGGGGATCGCCGCCGCCGGTGGGGTCTCTGTCTCGCTGCTGCGCAATCCGGCCCTGCTGGATGACGAGGGCTGGGGGCGGGTATCGCAAGGCGTTGCTGCGCTGGATGGGCTAGATATTTGGATCGTCGATAGTGCCCGTTTGAGCGTGGAGAAAATCCGTGCTATGGCCGAACGGCAAAAGCAGGCATGCCCGACGCTGTCGCTGATTGTGGTGGATTATCTCGGGCTGATCGAAAAACCGCGTGCCGAACGCCACGATCTGGCCATCGCGCAGATCACCGGCAGCCTGAAGGGGATGGCGAAAGATTTGGGTACGCCGGTGATTACCCTCAGCCAGCTTTCCCGCGAGGTGGAAAAACGCCCCAACAAGCGCCCGGTCAGCGCCGATCTGCGTGACTCCGGCAGCATTGAGCAGGATGCCGACCTGATCGTCATGCTGTACCGCGACGTGATTTATCACCCCGATACGCCCGCCCGGCACCATGCGGAGTTGATCGTCACCAAAAGCCGCTTTGGTCAGGCCGGGGCGGTGATTTACCAGCGCTTTATCAACGGCCATTTTGTGGAGTGCGACCAGGACGAGGCGCGGCGGCTGTGTACCCCGATGGATCAACCGCCACTGGCAACGCGTTATCGCGGCGCCAGGGTGTGAGCGCAGATGAGACAGGGAGGAGAGACGATGGACGTGAAACCGGATGTCAGTTTTCAAGAGCGCGCCAGCATCAACAACGGGCTGCGTATGTTGAATCGAGAAAAACGTTGGGATTGTGGTAGCACCCAGATGACGCGGGTGATCATCGCGGCGGCGGGGGCTGACTGGTACACCCTGCGTGGCTTAGAGCGGCGCATGTTGCAGCTGTTTCCGCATGAGGGAGATACTCAAGCGGCCATCAGCGCCCGATTGCGGCAGATCAGCGTGGCGCGTCATGGCCTGGTCAAGCAGGTGCGCAAGGTGCGTAATCCTGGCAGTGGCAAAACGGTCTGGTTTTACCGCTTGGTGCCCGCCAGCCGCGATGGGGGTGTGTGATGGCGAAAATTTCGCCTGCGCGCGTCGCTGAGGCGTTTTTAGCCCATCAGCCATACCAACCCACGGCATTGATGGCGACGCCGCGCCTGAGCCGTTTTGAGGCGATTTTATGAGCAGCACGCAGGGTAAGTCGCCGCGCCGCCATAAAGCCGAGGCGCTGGGCGTGCTGCTGCCGGGCGGTGGGATCTGCTATGCCACCGATCACGATCGTGACGTGATGCGGGCGGTGCCGGTCGGGACGCCGATTGCGTTGCAGCCGGTGGGCGACCGGCGCAACCTGAAGCACCATCGTAAATTCTTTAAGCTGCTGGAGTTGGGGATGCAGTACTGGATCCCTCGTTGGGATTTTGTCAGCCGCTCGGAAAACTGGGTCGCCCATACGGTGGCGCGGCGCATTGCGGAGGCGGCCGCCGATCCGTCGCTGTATGACAACGTGACGCGGCAGATTGCGCAGGGGGTGCTGGCGTGCCTGGCAGAGAAACGGCGTGGGCTGTTCGATGCCGAGGCGATCAAAACCGACGAGGCCTACCTGAACCACGTGATGACCCAGGCCGGGTTCTGTGATGTGAAGCCGGCGCCGGACGGTGGCACCTTTCGTCAGCGTTGGAGCATTGCCTTTGCCAATATGGATCAGGCGACCTTTGACCGTATCTATCGTGGGGTGGCCGGGGTGATTTGGAATGAGACCCTGAGCCAGCATTTTGCCAGCGAGGCAGAAATGGAGCTGGCGCTGAATCAGCTGATGGCGTTTTAGTGATGAAAAAATCAGGCGCGTTTCGTAGCCGGGCGTGGCGAGAGTCGGCTCGGGGGCAGGGGTGTACCCTGCAAATTCCTGGGATTTGCAACGGTGATCCGCAGACGGTGGTGCTGTGCCATCTAGCCAGCCCGATGCATGGCATGGGGTACAAGTCGGATGACTTCTGGGCGGTGTATGGCTGTTCGGCCTGCCACGATGTATTGGATGGCCGGGCACCCTATGACTGGCGGCCCGGTGAGCGGGAGGAGGTGATGCTGGCGGCGCTGTATTGGACGCTGAGGGGGAGATTTGAAGGGATATTTTAAAAAGGTGATTAACTTGTTTGTTTGATTGGAAAAATTAGCCAGTAAAAAATAGATGCGTTGTGTGAAAAACAGTGATACATACTCAGAGTATTCAAGTGAAATGACCCCAGGGGAAATTCATAAAAATGATGCCATAAGGATTGAGGTCGATATGGATACTATGGATATGAAAGAGAGTTTATATAGATATAGTGTAATAAGAAGTATTATATTTTGCCTGTCTCTTGTTATTTCTGTGATAATTATATCGCTGTCTTATATCTACACTCCAATTATTCGTGCAGATGCCTATTCTGATAGGTGTCGTTATTTGGTGGATGGTAATAGAGTAAATGCTGGAAGCTGTCAATATCTACATCTGACCCTAAAAAATGCCGCATCAGGAAAATAACATATAAAACAATAGGTAGCGTTATGGATATGGTAATCCTTGTCGCCATCATATTTGTATTGATTGTTTACATCACCAGAGATAAAACAACCATATCTGATAAGACGGTAATAACGCAAAATAAAACAATAAAAACTAATGATGGATTTGTTCAAGTAAATAGAACAAGAACTATCAATAGTACATCTACCCAGTACCACAATATCGAGGGGAGTCGTGATAAAACAACCCTTATCTCAGCTAACCATGATCGTTATTTGCAGGAGATGAGGCAGCGTCAAGCTCTCTCAGAAGAGAGGCTTATCCCAGTGAAGGCTCCCCATTCGATGCGTTCCTCCCAAGGCGACATTTCTCCTCGTCCAGCCATCAGTGCGTATCCTCAAGCTGTTCACCGCCATCCCGTTAATATTATTGAGCATGAACCGATGATGACAGAGAATGCAAAAATTTGTCCCCGCTGTGGCCGTACTCTCCAACTGAGCAAATTTAGGCGTTCTAGCAAGCATCCTGACGGCTATACCACATGGTGTGCCGAGTGCCTCGCTGCGCCACGTAATACTAAGCATATGAAGTATTGCCCTAAGTGTAAGCGGCGCCGTAGGAAAACCAGTTTTTACAAAAACAGTAAGCGGAAAGATGGTCTGACGTTGTGGTGTAAGGATTGTATGAATCAATCCTAAAATTAGCCGTGCTGCGCGTTATTTTCACGCACGATAGCCAAAATCGCGCCGCTGATCTTTGCCAGTGATTTAAAGCTGGGGTTCGTTGATGGCGATAGCGTTTTGTATGCACTGCTGCGGCTGGCAATCCCGGCCCTCTTGATGACGTCCGCGTGGCCTAGCTGCTCCGCGTATCCCCTTAACGCGGCCTGCAAAATATCCGGGCGCCCCTCGCTCATGGATTCCCAGGTGGCCTGGCGGAGGATCGCTTCTACATTTTCTGGCGTGAGTGAGCGTGAGGATGCCGATACCACTGCGCCTTTGCTCATGCGCCTAACCGTATCGGCAGAAAGCTCGGCATCTCCCCAGTTCAACACGCCGCTGGCTGTCAGGGAAAAGCGGTTAAAGTCGGCGATCGCAGAGAAGGGCGGTTTGCTGAACAGCGCGGCTAAATCAGCCCTACCACGGAAGCCGTCGCTAAATTCGACCTCGATAACATGGTCGCCGACCACATCCACATCAATAATTTTCAACATAGCTGCCTCTTATAGTTTCCCAGGATGTATCCCATTAACCGCCATCTGCCACATAGCCAGTAGCCTGGTTTTATTGGCCTTGATATGTGACTCGGCCAGTTTCCTCTTTTTAGGGGGAAGGTAACCCTCCAAGGCCTCTCCTGAGTCGATCCCGATAACCAGCTCAAATTCGCCGTATTTCACATGGACATGCGGCAAACTGTGAGTTTGATTGTCGAAGAAATACATCACAAAGCTTAGCCCCATCAGGGCATCAATCTCTGGCATAACACATGTCCATATCAGTTATGTTATCAGTATAGACCTGTCTCCCATAGGAGACAACTGGTGTCTCGATAATCCCTTAATGCCCAGTGATAGCGTATTGCATTCCTATGATTTGTAAGTAAAGTATCATAAATCGGAATTGGTTTTATCCTCGATGTCGGGGGTATAGTCCGCTTAGGTGCTCAAAACACCGACCAACCATATAGCGGCGGCGAATAACCGCATTCGAACGCAATCATAGCGTCATGCGGTTTTTTGTTTTTTTAGTCATAGATTCTGCTATGGCCGGGAGTGCGACGGATACAACACCTAAAGGGGAAGAAGTCCGCCTGCCTCATTTGCTGACCGCTTGCGTGTTGGTGGGTTTTGAGCTCCCGGCCGCCCTCTCAAAAAGGGCTTATCTCACAGCGGAGAAATACTATGACGACTCAACTCATTCCCATTTTCAACGGAACCATCAGCAATGAACCAACGTTGCTTTGCAACGCTCGCGATCTGCACGAGTTCCTTGGTGTGGGCAAACGCTTTGCTTCATGGGTCACTGAACGCATTACGGAATATGAATTCGTTGAAAATCAAGACTATATTATTATTTCCCGAAATCGGGAAATAATAAAACGAGGCCGCCCAACGACTGATTACCACCTCACTCTGGACACCGCTAAAGAGCTGGCGATGGTTGAACGCAACGAACGTGGCCGTCAGATCCGCCGTTACTTCATCGAATGCGAGAGGCAACTACTCTCTCGCCAGCGGGGCGCGTACTCAGCCCCTAAGCCACCGCCACTCTCCGACGGGGAGATAAAAAACCTGAAATGGCTGATCGACTCTATCGTCAACCAGTTCCGCTTCCGTGCCGCCTGGAATCAGGGCGTCTGGTACGCGCTGCGTCAGGCCACCGGCGTGCCATCCCCATATCCCTTTACCGTCGCCGATTTGCCCGCACTGGTAAGGGAGCTGCAACGCATCATGGAAATCGGCCATGAAACCCGCAGCCTGCTCCAGCAACTGGAAAAGCAGGTATTACAGCAGGTGGTGCGTAACCGTGGCGAACTCCGCCCGGTATTGAACCATATTCAGCATGAGTTCCGTCAGCTGAGTCTGTTAGAGGAGACTCGCTCCCGATTGAACAACGTCGAGCGGCAAAGCCTGGCCCGGCTGGAGCGGCGGGCAGGGTAGCTTGGGGCGCCCGGCGGGGAGGACTGCCGGGCGTGGAGCAGATGTACTGTTTGCGAGTTAGAATTCTTTCTTTTTGTATGAAAATATTAGAGATAAATTGTCTTACTCTTAATGTATAAACTTATTTAATAATGATTTCGGTAATGAATTGCTAGACGAAAAATCATAAACAATGGCTCTTCATTTGGGATTTCATCAAATAAATCACATAAAAACTCTGTTTTTTGATTTTATTAAGTTTGGTATAGGTTATCTAACCCATAAATTATGTTATTGTGAACATCATTAATGCTTATATACATTTCAAAGAGTTCTGGCAAATACTCTTTCATCTCACAAATAGACGAAACTCCATTGGTGATTGCTGTTCTAACTGCACCTTGTGAACGTGTTATTCCATAAACCATAACCTGTTGGTACAACTCTAACTCTAATGGTGTGAACTCTAAACTTCTAAATCCATTATGAACTGATTTGTTTCGGAAAGTCCTCATTGTATCAAATGTTTCCCTAAGCTTCCTATTCCAAAATAGATATCGTGCATTTGATTTCAAATTAATAATTAAATCTGGTGACACCCTTTTAGTATCGGTTCCATTTGGAAAACCCATAAACCATCGAATATAACCGCCAATGTTATCGCCGTCTCTTTCTTTGAATAAAGCCTCGGCTGAGAAGTAATCAAATAGTATTTTTAATTGAATGTTGTTTTCATTTTTGCTATTTCGTCTCCAATGGAGTGAACGTAGATATCTTTCAGCAAGTTCGCTTTTATTTGCAATAATGACTTGATTTAAATCTAAAGCTTGTAGTCTACCATGATGTCTGAAAAATGAAGCACTTGCTTTGTATCCATGCTCAGTAATAGGACATAAATCTCCTGTTGATAAGTCTTTGGTAAAACCAATTGGTGATAATGTAAAACTAGATAGCACAATATCCGATGACAGTAGATCTAATATTACAGAAAATCGCCTGTCAGCTATTTCTATAGCTTTTTCTCTATCGTTTGTTTCGACTATAACAGCTATTCTTGAGCAAATCATATAGTGCTCAAAATCTACATTTGCAGACTTTGCGGAGATTTTTAGACCATTTATTTCCTTTGTGGAGTCAGCTTTTGGTGAACGAATCTCAACTCCATCATAGAACATAGTATGTGGGAAAAAAGCTCCTTTCTCTTCTAATATTTTCAATACAAGAAAACTTTTCATTTTGCTACCTTAGATATGGTTTTAATGAGATGTCTTAATATGGGTTCTCTAATTATTGAGCTTAGCTCAGCCGATGGTTCTAATCTGTTTCTTCTAAAGCAATCGCATAATGAAACTATTGTTTCATCTGTTCCCCTGTCTATAACAAGCTCTATTATTGGGTTTAGTTCTTCACTTATAAATCTACAGTTTTTAAATAAGTATGAAGCAATATGATTAAAGTTATTTTGATTTCCTATGGAGTAGTAGTAATCAAGTTGCAAACAGAGTATTTTTTTCTTATCGCACTTTTTCCTCCATAGGAAGCTATCAAATTTTTCCACTGCGTTAGAGTCAAATGTTCTAATGGCTATGGTGTAACCAAGAAAATTTGTTTCTTTACTATCTTTTTTAATCGAATATAGGATGTCAAAGTAATGCTTGGCTTCGATGACTCTGTTGTTTTCAAGCAGAGAGAAAATATAGCTGCTTAAATTTTTTATATATTTTTTACTGTTTTTTTTAGTTGATAAAAACACACTCTCTATTTCATCAATATTTTTTTTCATAATTAAGGCTATAGCCGCTGATGATATTTAACTATAGTGATAGCATAAGCTCGTAACTTAGTAAAAAGAAAAGTGAATCACTGTTAAAGTAAGTAGGTAGCCTCCCTGCCTGTACATATATCCAGATGCCATTTTGCTATCTTTCCACTCATTTTATGTGGTGATTTTTATGATGCAGTATGACTTAAGTTAAACTGTAACAGTTTTGGCAAGCCTTAGCTGACGGGATCCCTGTCGAACTATTACCCAAAAGCCTATAAAATAACCAGACTCTCCCATGGAGGATCGGGTTTATGCCTATCGCCATCGAACAACTGATCAAGATGTTTGACCCGCGCAGCGTCAGCGCAGAATGCCTGCACCTTATCCGGGCGGTGCCGGGGATCACCCGGGAGCAAATCCTGGGCGCGTTTGCAGCGGTGGCACAGCGCCATCCGCTCGGCTTCGATTTGCTGCTGGCCCGCTACCGGGAAGATCGTCAGGCCGAACAGCGTGCGCGGCAGGCGGCCGCTGACCGGGTGTGCCGGAGCCCACATCCCCCTTATGGCATTGCCGTTTGCCAGCTGGCCGTCAGCGTGGCACTGGGGCGGGCATTGCCCGCCCAGCAGGTGGTATTGGCGGCGCTGCTGCGCAAACACGGCCCCCGGGCAATGCTGGCAGCCAAGCTGCTGGCCGATATTCAGCGCCAGCAAAAGGGGTTGGAGAAAGCCCGGGTAATGCTGAGTGAGGGTGACTGGCGCTACCAGCGTAATCTGGCGCAACACGATGCGCTGGTGGGCCGTTCTGTGGCTATCCGCCGGGCGCTAGTCGATTGGGCCGATGCAGAGGCGGCTCGTTCACCCCATTGCCCACGCTGCCGTGGCAGCGGCCAGCTATTACGCCCGCAGCCCCATTGCTGTGATACCTGTGGTGGCCGAGGAAAAATCAGTGTGACCGCTGAGCATTTCCGGCGTTCGCTAGCGGATGAGGGCATAGTGATAACGCCTGAGCGCTGGCGGGCAGAGTACCAGCCATGGGTGAATGATACGCTTAGCCGGTTATATCAGGAGATGCAGCTGGCCGGCGATGCCTTGTCGATACGGTTAACGTTGGAGGGGCAGGCAGTTGCATGAAGAGATTGCCAATGGCTAATAAGTGAGCTAAATTCGGAAAGATGACCAAGCTATGTTTATCGCCGATTAATTGCGTCATCCTTCGATAACTATCACTGCCATTCGGTATCGCTGTAACATTCACGTTATTTGTTAATTGATGAGTCTGTGTGATGGCTCATGTTTTATATATTGACGCCACTTAAATTTATTGCTTAGTTAACTCCACGAGTTTTTTAACGGCATGGGGTTATATGAAAGCATCTTCAGCATCTTGTTATGGGAGCATTGCTTGGAATGCCTATTGCCTCGCGCGTGATGGCATGCCACCGGATCAAGCCTGGGATAAGGCGGTAGTCGGGAAAGAGAAAGGGTGTCCTCGGGCGGCATTTCTAGGACTGTGTGAGGCGGGATATTTGAAGGATATTCCTACGGGCTCTTATCAGAAAATAGATTCAAAAAATGCACGCTATGCAACTGTTGCCGCCAATTATTTATTGGACCATAGAGTTATTACTAATGATGTTACCCCTAGTGCATTATGGAAAGTTGCATTGGAGCATGAGGATGACCCGCAGAAGAAGCATAACAGTCAAATGCATATCGTGCTGACACTATGGGGTGAAGGGGTAATTCAATCTCCCCAGCGCTGAGTGTGAGGCGTGTTTGACCTAGGTTTGTCTGGTGGCGAAAAGTTGCGCAGTGCGACAAAGTGTCGCATACTATGCATACGCTGTGATGGCGTGTAACCACCGAGAGGCACCGCAAAATGGCAACGAGTGTTCGTTTGGATGACGAGTTTGTCAACGACGCTAAGATCCATGCAGATGCTGAGAGCCGTAGCGTTCCTAAGCAGATTGAGCATTGGGCTAAGATTGGCCGGATAGCCGAGGATAATCCAGATTTACCTTACAGTTTTATCAGTGAGGTGTTGTTGGCGCAGAGTGAGGTCAATAACCAGAAGGTGACGCGCTATGTCCGAAGGACCAAACGACAGTGAGATAGCGGTTTATCAGAGTCGGCGGTTTGAGAAAGCACTGGATAAGCTCTCGGTGTCTCAGCTGGCACGGGTCGAAGATGAGATCGATAAGATTATCGCCGATCCCGAGCTTGGTGAGCTGAAAAAGGGGGATTTAAGCTTCCTGCGGGTGCATAAGTTTAAGCTGAATAATCAGCTAGTGCTGTTGGGATACAGCTGGCAGTCAAAGCGGCTAGAACTGTATCTATTAACGATCGGACCTCACGAAAATTTTTACCGTGAACAGAAGCAGCATCGTAAAGCTGATTTGAAACTCATTGGCTAACACCGATAAATTTTTCCAAATAACAGACCCTGGCGAATGCCGGGGTTTTTTTTATCCAAATTTCCCCAGCGCGGGGTAATGAGATGGCATATGCACCATAACCCAGGAAGTTGGTTGGAGTGGAAGGAGTTGCTGTGGGGCTGGTGGCAAGGGGAGACCCCGGTAGGCGGCGTATTACTGGCCATTCTGACGGCGGCTGTCCGGGTGACCTACCTGGGCGGCGGCTGGAAGCAAACGGCGTTAGAGGGAGTGTTATGTGGTGCCCTGACGCTGACCGTGGTGGCGACGCTGGACTATTTTAACCTCCCCAAGTCGCTGACCCCGGCGATCGGCGGTGCCATTGGTTTTATCGGTGTGCAGCAGGTACAGCATTTTGCCTTGTACATCTTGCACCGCAAGCTGGGACTACCGACAGACAAGGAGCGGTAATTATGGCACTCACCAAGGATCAAATTTTTGATGCCTTACTGGGGCGTGAAGGGGGGTACGTCGATCACCCTCACGACAAGGGTGGGCCGACCAAGTGGGGGATCACGGAAAAAGTCGCTCGGGCCCACGGCTATACCGGCGATATGCGCAATTTAACGCGGGCACAGGCGCTGAAAATCTATGAAAGCGACTACTGGTTGGGACCCCGTTTCGACCAGGTGGCGGAGTATTCCGCGCTGGTGGCTGCCGAACTGTGCGATACCGGCGTCAACATGGGGCCGTCGGTGCCCAGTAAGTGGCTACAGCGCTGGCTGACCGCCTTTAACGATGGCGAGCGCTTGTACCCGGATATTAGTGCCGATGGGGTGATTGGGCCACGGACATTGTCGGCGCTGCGTACCTACCTGGATGCCCGAGGAGAAGAGGGTGAGCAGGTGCTGTTACGGGCGCTCAATTGTAGCCAGGGTGATCGTTATCTGGCGCTGGCCGAGCAGCGGGTGCAGAACGAGTCGTTTCTGTATGGCTGGGTTCGGGAGCGGGTGACGCTGTCTTAACCATCTCTGAAATATATCCAAGAGCCTCGGCTATGCCGGGGCTGTTTTATATCTGCGTATCGCAACGCATATCACCAAGAGCCTTTCAGGATGAACCTTGAGGAGCCGGCTGGCTGTCGGAGCCTTCTTGGGGCCGTCTTCCTGTGCGAACAAGGTTCATCACTAAAAGGTAAAGCCGATATGAACACCTCTGTAGCGTCTTCTTATACCGATGCATCAAGTAATCATCATGTCGTTAATGAGTTCGCTGACATTGTTCCTGTTATCAGCGGCCGGATCGGTGAGCGTGAAACCAATATTGTTAGTGCCAGAGCACTGCATGGTGCTTTGGGGGTTGGTCGAGACTTCACCAACTGGATTAAAGGGCGGGTTAGCCAGTATGGCTTCGTGGTCGGAGTTGACTACATCGCTGTTGAAAATTTGAGCTCACCAAAACGGGCGAGCGCAAAATCTCGCCAACAAATAGAGCATGATTACTTGTTGACGCTGAATACAGCCAAAGAGCTGGCAATGGTCGAGCGTAGCGAACAAGGTCGCGCTATTCGTCGTTACTTTATCCAGTGTGAAGAGGCGTTACAGCTTACCGCTCCAGAAATCGCCGCGCGTTATCGTCGCAAGTTAAAGGCTCGTATCGGAGTGGCAAACCTGTTTAAGCCGATGTGCTCTGCGTTGGAATCGGTAAGGGCGGAACAGGGCAAGATGACACAGCCTCACCACTACAGCAATGAAAGTAACATGATCTCCCGCATCGTCCTGGGAGGTCTTACTGCGAAGCAATGGGCAGGCATGAATGGCGTAGCGGGGGATCCTCGCGATTCGATGAATGCCGAGCAGTTAGAGCATCTGTCTTATCTGGAAAGTACTAATATCACTCTGCTGGATATGGGGATGGATTACCCGCAGCGGAAGGCTGAGTTGATCCGGCTGTCTCAGCGCTGGATGGCGCGGCGCCTGGGCTCGTGACGGCTTTTGTTTAACACCACTCCAAAGTGACGGTTAGCAATAAAAACAACGAATTGGAGCATGTCAGGTTACGGTTTTTTTCACCAAGAGGTGCTCATCTCATTGGTATGATGCCTCGTACATTAATGCGGATAGAAATTTAAAAGCTGAAGCGCACTCAGCCAAATTTTTGGCTGAGTATAAAGACAGGACCGGGCGCGACCTATGTTAAGCAATATCTGGAAGCCACTGGCGATCATCTCGCTGGTGGCTTTGTCTTTATGGGGCCTCTCGACCTGGCGCTATGCGGCCGGTTATGCCGCCGGTAAGCGCTTGGCTGAGCAGGCGTGGCAGCTTAAGTGGGAGACGCGCAACCGGGATGAGGAGAGCGCCAGGGCAAATCGGGAGCGGGGCGAGCGGGTTGAAGAGCAACGTCGCTGGCAGGCCATGATTAAGGTGAAACAGAATGCGGATCAACAATTGGATCAAATTAAAGCCGATGCTGCTCGCTCTACCGCTGATGCTGAGCGCCTGCGGCGTACGCTTTCTCAATTGCGGCAGCAGTTGGCAGACCGTTCCCCCTGCCGAGTTTCCACCGCTGATGGAGCCAGCCCGGCAAGCGCCGCTGCCGGATTTCTGTTTGCCGACGTGCTCGGCGAATCTCTCCAACGCAATGCAGCGTTGGCAGCCTATGCTGACCGGGCCCGAGCCGCCGGCCTGGCCTGTGAGCGGCTCTATGATGCTGTGACGCAGTCGCGGGCGCAGTGAGGGTTGTGTTTTACGCGCATTTTGTGGCTGTGCTGTGCTAAAAAAATGCTGACCGTGCGGTCATCGCTAGGATAACCATCATGACAAAACCGGACTGGGCGGCGATTGCAGTGGCGTTCCAGGACGGTGAGCTCTCCCTGCGAGCTATCGGAGCTCAGTACTTCGTATCCGAAGGCGCCATTCGAAAAATGGCCAAAAAACATGGCTGGGTACGCGGTAAAAAAAACAGTACGCAAAAAGGTACGCAGGGAGGCAAAAAAGGTACGCAGAAAAAACAGAGGAAAAAATGCGTACCGATAAAAAGTGAGCCTAGACAGGGTGCTGTGACGCGGTACGCAGGTGTGCATCCCGCGATTTCTTCCGGAGAAAAACCAATTCGCGGCTCACGTCATGCGCCGCCCATCCGTCCTTTTCTGCCGCACAATACGGCGGCGGTGACTCATGGCGCCTATGCTCGCCGCATGCTGTGGCCTGATGACATTATGCAGGATGCGCAGTTGCTGCAACTGAACGACGAATTATTGCTGTTGCGGGCGGCCAATTTGACGGCAGCGACGAATATCGGACGCTGGATGACGCAGTTAGAGCAGGCTGAGCCGGAGCTGAGCCAGAACTTGCGCGACAATATCGGGGCGGCAGAGCGCGGTATTTTACGTAATACGGCGCGCATCGAATCGTTGGAGCGAACCTTACGGGTGAATGCCTTGAACGAGGCGACGACCGCCAAGCGTTGGGCGGAGACGCAGCGATTGACGGCGGAGAGCAGCGATGCCGATACGCCACTGCGGGAGGTGATTGAGCAGATCCAGGTGAGCCAGCGGGGAGGGCGACTGAATGCCGAGTCCGGCGATGAGTGAGCGGGAGCAGCAGGCGCTGGTCCACGGCTATCTGAGCGATCCTTGGTGGCGGTTGGATAACCTGTATCACGTCGTCAATGAGCAAGGGGTACTGGTGCCGTTTCGCATGCGGCCGGCTCAACGCCAGTTATTCCGGGAGATGCACGAAAAAAACCTGATCCTAAAAGCTCGCCAGCTGGGTTTTTCTACCGCTATCGATCTGTACCTGCTGGATCAGGCGTTATTCAGTAAAAATGTAAAGTGCGGCATTGTCGCCCAGGATAAACAGGCGGCGGCAGAAATTTTTCGCACCAAAATCGAGGTGCCATTCGATCATCTGCCCGCCTGGCTAGCGGGCTGTTTTCATGCGGTAAAGCGCCACGGCGGCGCATCTGGTGGGTACATCGAGTTCGCGCACGGCTCCAATATCATGGTGGCGACCTCTTTTCGTTCGGGCACGGTACAGCGGCTGCATATTTCTGAGCATGGAAAAATTTGCGCCAAATATCCGGCCAAGGCGAAAGAGGTGCGCACCGGGACGCTGAACGCGGTGGCCGATGGCAGCATTGTATTTATCGAGTCCACGGCGGAGGGGGTAGGCGGCGATTTTTATACGATGAGCCAGCGGGCGCAGGAGATGGCGCAAAGCGGTTTAGCGCTCTCGCCCCAAGACTATAAATTCCATTTTTATGCCTGGTGGCAAGATCCCAAGTATACCGCGCAGCTCCCGCCGGAGGGATTACGCCTTAGCCGCCATCATCAGGCGTATTTCGCCGCGGTAGAGCAGGTCGCGCAGATCACCTTAAGCGATCAGCAAAAATGGTGGTATGTGCGCAAGGAGATCGAGCAGCAGGAGGAGATGAAGCAGGAGTTTCCCTCCACACCGAGCGAAGCCTTTCTAACCTCGGGGCGTCGGGTCTTCTCGTCGGCGTCGATGTTACGGGCTGAGGGGCGGTGCGTTACGCCGCAGCTGGTGTATGACGTCGATCCGGTGACGGGGAGTAAAAATAAAGCCCAATCGTTGCGCCGGGGCGAGCGGGATGTCGTACAGCGCCAGTTGCTCAACCATTTGCTGGTGTGGGAGTTGCCGGATGCCGATGAGCAGTACGCCATCGGTGCCGATGTGGCGGAGGGATTGGAGCAGCGTGACCGTAGCAGTCTGGATGTGGTGAAACAAAGTAACGGTGAGCAGGTGGCGCACTGGGTGGGCTATCTGGACGCCGAGCTTTTTGCCCAGTTGCTGGATAAAGTTGGTCGGCAGTACGGCATGGCTTATATCGGCGTAGAGCGTAATAACCACGGCCATGCGGTATTACAGAAACTGCGGGCGCTGTATCCGCTGCGTTATCTGTATAACGAACAATATCTCGACCACGATACCGATGAAACGACGCGGCGCTTAGGCTGGCTGACGACCCGCCAGAGTAAGCCGATCCTGATTGAGGGGCTGAAAACCCTGTTACGCAATGATGTGGATGGGATCCGCTGGATTGGCAGTGTGAGTGAGATGAATACCTACGTTTATGACAAAAACGGCGCGATGGGGGCGCAGGCGGGCTGCTATGACGATCAGGTCATGAGCTATGCCCTGGCCCAGGAGATGCGCGCCCGGATGCCGGTACGCCGCCAGCCGGAGCCCATCAAGCATCAGACCGTCCACTGGATGACACGATGACCGATTCCTTTTCCTCCATCGAGACGCCGACGGCACCCGAGCGACAGGGGCAGTTTACCTTAGAACAACTGCTGGCTATTACGGCCGATATCCACCATCAACCCGACTGGCGTTCGGCGGCGAATAAGGCTTGTGCCTACTATGATGGTGAACAGCTATCGCCGGAGTTGATCGCCACGTTGCAGGAGCGCAGTCAGCCGTTGACCATGCATAACCTGATCGCACCGACGGTGGACGGCGTGCTGGGCATGGAAGCCAAAACCCGCACCGAGTTGATGGTGGTGGCCGATGATCCGCAGCCGGAGTTTGAGGCATTGGCCGAGGCGGTGAATGCCGAGTTCGCCGACGCCTGTCGCCTGGCCAATCTGGGCAAGGCGCGCAGCGATGCCTATGCCGGGATGCTGAAAGCGGGCTTGGAGTGGGTGGAGGTTAGACGCAACGACAATGCCTTTGGGCCGCGTTATAAGGCGGGCACGGTACACCGCAACGAGGTGTATTGGGACTGGCATAGTCGGCAGCCGGATCTGAGCGACTGCCGTTGGCTGCTGCGCCGCCGCTGGATGGATTTGGATGAGGCGCTGGCGGCGTTTCCGGCTAAGGCGGCGATACTCCAAAATGCCCGTATGGAGTGGCGCGGCTTTATCGATACCGAGTTGGCCGATGGGTTGGATGCCGATCTGGTTGCGGCCTATGAGGAGTATCAACAGTACAGCCGTAAAGATCTGGAGTGGTTGAGCAGTGATCGCCAGCGCGTGTTGTTACAGGTGGTCTATTACCGCACCTGGCTGCGGGTGCCGGTCATCCCGCTCGCGGATGGGCGGCTGATCGCCTACCAGGACACGAATCCGTTGCATACGGCTGCCTTGGCTGCGGGGCGCATACAGATACGGATGGCGCGCACCAGTCGCATTCGGGAAGCCTGGTTCGCGGGGCCTCATCAGTTGGTGGACAGAGCCTGTACGGCGCCGCAGGGGATGTTTCCATTGATCCCGTTCTGGGGTTATCGCAAAGATCGTAACGGTGCGCCTTATGGTTTGGTCTCGCGAGCGATACCGGCACAGGATGAGGTGAATTTCCGACGGATTAAGCTGACGTTTTTACTGACCGCAAAACGGGTCATCATGGATGATGATGCGGTGAACATGAGTCGGCAGCAGGTGCTTGAAGAAGTTGAACGACCAGATGGACTGATTATTCTGAACCCGGATCGGCTGAATAAGAGCACCATCGCTCAGTCATTGGAGGTGCAGCAAGATTTCCAGGTGGCGGAGCAGCAGTTCCAGGTGATGCAGGAGTCGATGAAGCTGATCCAGGATGGCATGGGCGTCTATTCGGCCTTTTTGGGGCAGAATTCTAATGCCACCTCCGGCGTCGCCATCAGCAATCTGGTTGAGCAGGGGGCGACCACCCTGGCGGAGTTGAATGACAACTATCAGTTTGCCTGCCAGCAGGTGGGGCAGCTGCTGTTGGGGTATCTGCTGGAGGACTTGGCGCAGGTGCGTAATCACACCATCGTGGTGAATCGGGACGATGCGCGCCGGCGAAAAAATGTGGTGGTGAACGAGGAGGGCGAGGGCGGCATGAATAATGATATCTCCCGCCTGCGCGCTCACATTGCGCTAGCGCCGATCCAGCAGACGCCCGCTTACCGCTCTCAGTTGGCGGAGCGGTTGGGCCAGGTGGTCGCCGGTCTACCACCGCAGGTGCAGGCCGCAGTATTGGATCTGTGGATTTCGTTGCTGGATATTCCCAATAAGACGGAGTTTATCGAGCGGATCCGCCAGGCGGTCGGCATGCCCAAGGTGGCCGACGAGATGACGCCAGAGGAGCAGGCTTCCGCCGAGCAACAGCAGCAACTCGAACAGCAACAGTTGGCGTTAGCAATGCGCGAGCTGGCCGCCAAAGTGGGTAAATTGGAGGCTGAAGCCCAGCGCGCGGCGGCCGCAGCCCAGCGAGAGCAGGCACAGGCCGAGGGGCAGCGTTTTCATGATATGAAGACGCAGGCGGAAACTGGGCAGATTTTGCAGGGGATGCAACAGGACGCACAGGTCGCTCGCCAGCAACTGCTGACGTTGATCGAGCAACAGATTGCGGCGTTACCATTGCATTAGGCCAAAAAGTGAGCTAATTTGCGAACGATGACCAGCCTCGCACTTTTTGCGGGGCTGTTTGCTTTTGGGGGCTAACGGCTGTCTGCCGTCTGGTATACCTCGTTGTCGGCCCGTTTGCCGATAGCGATCACCAGTAGGATGATTTCGCTATCGTTGACTTCATAGACGAGCCGGTAACCGGAAGCGCGTAATTTTATTTTATAACGGTTCGCGCGCCCACTTAAGCGTGCTGCTGGAACATGCGGGTTTTCCAGGCGTTCGATCAGTTTCTTTTTCAACTGGCTTTGAATCGGCGGTGCCAGCCTTTTCCACTCTTTCAGGGCACGTTTTTCAAAGCTCAGTTTATAGGTCATCGATACTTACGCTGACAAACTCAGCGTCCTCCAGACGCTCATCGGCGATACGATTAAGCGCCGCATCTTCAGCCAGTTCCAGATAGTAAGCGTAGAGTTCCGGTGGCACGCAGTAAAAGGCTGGCTCATTGCGGTTTAATATTGCTACGGCATTGCCGTCACCCTCCGCAATGGTGCCCATCGGATTACGTTTCAGATCGGTAATGCTGGCGGCGGTGGTCGTGAGAATTTGGTATGCCATATGCTTTCTCCTTGTGTAATAGCTACACTATAGCGCCTTTATAGACGCCTTTAAAGGTGCTTTTAAGCATGCTGTTTGTATGCCTGGCCGTCATCGTGCTCAGGGGATGAGTTCATGCTCCCTGCTGATAAACCATCATTTTAAGCATCACCTTGCAAAGTAATGCATTGCACACGCCGCAAAGGGCTCTGTTATCGCAGAGCCCTTTTTCGCATGGGCAGCGACACGCCTTTTTCTGTTGCGGATCTATCCGATAAATAGGCAGGCAGGAGAGACACATGGACATCGACGACGCAGATATCGCCGGGAAAACACCGGATGAGTTGGAGGCATTACTGGCGCAGGCCAGTAGTCATGAGGACGAGGCGTCCGCGGGTGAGCGCGAGCCGGAGCCGGAAGCGACACCGAGCGCTGTGCTGCCCGCTGAGGCTGAGGCTGAGGCGTCGTCGCCCGCGACGGCATCACCAGCCGAGTCGGCGCAGGATGCCGCGCTCGCCGATCCTCCCCCTAAGGTGGTATTGGGGAAGGATGGCGTGCATCAGATCCCCTACGACGTCCTGCAATCCGCTCGGGAGCAAGCCCGGCGCCATGCCGAGGCGGCACATTCCGCTGCCGAGGAGAACGCGGCGCTGAGGCGCACTCTGGCCTTGTTGCAGCAGCAGGTGAGTCGGGCAGGGATGCAGCCGGCCACCTTACCGGAAGAGACGCAGATCAGCACTGAGCAGTTAGAGAAAGTGCGGGCGGATTTTCCAGATCTGGCGGAGATGTTCGAACAGGTGGTTAACCAGGTGAACTACCTGAATGCGCGGGCGAAGCCGAGCCCCGTTGAGGATGATGCCGACGTCAACCCCGTGCTGGAGGCGATTGCGCGCAATCCCGATCTGGCGCGGTGGTTTGAGCGTGACATCGATCGGCGCGATTTTGCCATCACGGTAGATGAGCGCCTGAAAACCGATCCTGCCTGGCAAGAACAAACCCTGGATGCGCGTTTCGCGGAGGCCGTCCGCCGTACCAAGGCCGCGTTTGGTGATCACGACGCGGCTGAGGCGGCGCCCTCCGCCGAGGCGCTCAAGCAGCAGGCGGAGGCGAAGCTGGCGGCGGTGAAGGCCGCGGTCAGCGCGCCGTCGTCACCCTCGGATGTAGGACAGCCGGTCACCCAGTCACCGCAGTCGGTACTGGATAAGGCAGCCAACGCCAGTGAGACAGAGCTGCTCACCATGATGGCGGGGATGAGTGAAAGCCAGATTGAAGCGTTGTTGTCACAGGCCGGTGAGGCGTTTTAACCGGAACAGGAAAAACCATGACGACCATTACCAAAGCCCAGGCGAATAAGCTGTTGCAGGTGGCGTTGTTTACCGCCGCCAACCGTAACCGCTCGTTTGTGAATGTGCTGACGGAGCAATCCGAAGCGCCCAAGCAGGTCGCCTCCGACAAACAGGGGGTGAACCAGACCAGTTATACCGCGCCGGTGGTGCGGGTGACGGATTTAACCAAGACCAAAGGGGACACGGTGGATATGCAGGTGATCCACAAGCTGTCCAAACGGCCGACGATGGGTGACCAGAAGTTGGAAGGCCGTGGGGAAAACCTGCAATTCGCCGACTTTGCGTTGAGCATCGATCAGGGGCGGCACATTGTGGACGCCGGTGGACGGATGTCACAGCAGCGCTTCAAACATGATCTGCGCAGTGCGGCGCGTCGTTTGCTCGGCACTTACTTTAACGATTTGCAGGATCAGTGCGCGGTGGTGCATCTGGCCGGTGCCCGTGGCGATTTTATGGCCGATGACATCATTCTGCCGCTCGGTGGGCATAGCGAGTTTGAACGCATTATGGTCAATGAAGTACTGCCGCCGACCTACGATCGCCACTTTTTTGCCGGGGATGCGACGAGCTTTAGCATGTTGGATGCCGCCGACTTGTTCAGCCTGGCGACGGTAGACAACTTGTCGCTCTACCTGGATGAGATGGCGCATCCGCTGCAACCGGTACGGCTGTCGCGCGATGAGCTGAAGAATGAAGATCCCTATTTCGTGCTGTATGTGACCCCGCGTCAGTGGAACGACTGGTATACCTCCACCGACGGCAAGGACTGGCAGGCGATGATGACCCGGGCGGTACAACGCTCGAAAGGGTTCGATCACCCGCTGTTCAAGGGGGAGTGCGCGATGTGGCGCAATATCCTGGTACGCAAGTATGGCGGTATGCCAATCCGCTTTTACCCTGGCTCCTCGGTGCCGCTATCCAACAATGATGATGACGCGACGGTGACGTCTGCATCGGCGAATACCGCCATCGATCGGGCCATTCTGTTGGGAGGACAGGCGTTGGCGAGCGCCTGGGGGATCGGCGATGGCGGCGGCTTCTTTGGTTACCATGAGGAGCGTACTGATCACGATAACGGTAGGGAAATCTCAATCCGTTGGATCAATGGGCTGAAGAAAATCCGTTTCAAGCAGAAAAATGGCCGCGTGCAAGATCACGGGGTGATGGTGGTGGACTCGGCGATTAGCAGCGATGGCGTGAATGATCGTCGCTGAGCGGTTCTCTCTGTGGTGTTAGGCAGGCTACGGCCTGCCATTTTTTTAGGAGCAGATGATGAAAGATATTTATGTTCCCTCCCTGTCTGACCCGCTCTACCAAGGCGCGCAGGGGAATGCATCGGTCGCGGAGAGTAAGGTGTCCATGACGAACTTGGTAACCAATGACCAAATCCATTTGTTTAACCTCCCTCCGGGGATCCGCATCAATGGATTGCAGATCACGGGGCAGTTTTCGGGACCGGGAAAGTCGCTGCAATTTGTTTTGCTGCAACCCCCCTTGAAGGAGGTGATCTTAAGAAATATGGAATTGGGCGCCTCCGGGGAACTGTATAGCACTCTGTCGGTTAAACCGATCACCACCGGTGAATCGGGCGGTGTCGTGGCATTGCGGATAAAAGCAGGGCCGATCAATATAACCTTTACTGTACTACTGCGTTATACCGTCATCGGATATTGAACAACAGGCCCTGCGGGGCCTTTCTTTTTTTGGAGCCGAACATGTCTGAACAGGTTGCAGTGGTTTATATCGGTCCTAAGGCCGTGAAGCACGATACGGTGACAGGCAGCCGGATGATCTTCCCACGTCATCAGCCGGTCGCGGTGGCGGCGTCGCTAGCCTACCAGTTATTGGCCTTTCCCAGCGTATTCATTCCCGCTGAGCGGTTGCAGGCGTTTTTAGCCGCCGAGCAGGCGGAGCAACAGCAGGAGCAGCAGCTGCGAGAGCGTGATGCGCAGCTGGCGCAGCAACGTCGGGAGGCCGAACAGCAAAGCTTTATGCTGGAGGTCGAGGGCGAGAGCATCGATATCTCAAAATATACCGTGGCACAACTGAACACCTTTGTGGAGGCACAGGCGTTGATGATCCAGAAAGGTGCGCAGGAAAAAGCGGATGACTTTCGCGCCCGAGTCCGCGATGCCTACCGTGAAAAACAGCAGCATGTGAGTGCGGATGAGTCAGATTGAGCTGTTTTTGCCCGCGGTGCGCCGAGGGATCAGCGGCCCATTGGCCATGATGATGCGTGAGGCGCTGCTACGCGCCGCGATCCGCTTTTGTCGAGAGTCGTTGATCAGTCGGGAGACGCTGACCTTCGGCAGCCTCTCTGCGGGGGAGATCGTCGTTTTGACCCCCGCCGAGCCGGAGCGGATCATGAGTCGTCTCTTGTCCGCCACCGCCTGCATTAATGCACAGAAGGCGGCGCTGTGGCCTGGCGATGGCTTCGCCCTGCTGGCGGAGAGTCGCTTACGTCTGGATCGGGCGGTAGACCGCCTGTGGGTCCGGATTGCGACGGAGCCCAGCGCCACGGCGGTCACGCTGCCGTCGGTGCTATTGGCCTACCAGGATGCGCTGGCGGCGGGTGCCTTGATGCAGCTCTATATGATGCCGGATAAGCCCTGGAGCGACGTGCGGCGGGCAGACTATTACCGGATACGTTTCATCGAGGGGTATCGCGAGGCGTTTCGCAGTAGCAGCGAGGCCGCCCCGGATGAGACCGGTTTTCATAATCCTCCACGTCGGCACGCGTTTTTCTGATGACGACCATCGCCGATGTGATTGGCCGGGTGAATACCCAGCTGAAAGATACCCTCTGGGCGCGCTGGCCACTGGCTGAGCTGTGCGACTATTTCAACGATGCCCTGTGCGCCATTTTACTGGTGCGTCCTGAAGCCGGTGCCGAGCTGGCGCACTTGCCCTGTGTTGTCGGAACGCGCCAACAGCTGCCTGCCGGTATTTTCCGCTTATTGGAGATTGTCCGTGTTCATGATGGCCAGGCGTTGTTACCCGTTCCGCGCGAGGTGCTGGACAGCCAGTACCCCGATTGGCATCAACTGACCGGTCCCGTAGAGCGCTATTGCTACAGCGATAAAACCCCGTTGATTTACTACCTGTTTCCGGGAGCGGCGGAGGCGTTGATGTTGGAGGCGGTGGTGTGCCGCACGCCGACCGCCGTGAGCATTACCACCTTGCAGGATGAGACGGCGCAACAATCCGTACCGCTTGACCCGGCGTACATCAATCCGCTTATCGATTGGATGCTGTATCGCGCCTTCAGTAAAGACAATGAGGGTGGCGCCAATGTGGCGTTGGCGATGCAGCATTATCACGTCTTTGCCGAGCAGTTGGGCATTAAGCAGCGTAGCGATGCGCTGCTTCGTCAGGCGTTGCGTAATCAGTATCTGGGAGGCGAGTCTTGAGTATTGTGATTTCCGGGGTATTGCTCGATCCCCTCGGTCAACCGGTCGCCCAGGCTCAGATTACGTTGACGGCGACGACGAATAGCCTGCGTGTATTGCGAGGATTCAGTTGCAGTGTGCCGACGGACAGCGCGGGGCGCTATACCTTGGCGTTGGAGGCGGGAAGCTATGCGGTCAGTGTGGCTCACCAGGGGCGTAACTTTGTCTATGGCGCGGTGACGATCGACGCGGACTCGGCGCCGTCATCGTTAAATGTGTTGCTCCAGCAACAGGTGATGGAGCAGCAGGTGACGCCAGAAGTCATCCTCTATTTTCGTCAAATCCAGCAGGTCGTTGCCGAGGATATGACGACGGTACAACAGTTGTCCGAGCAGGCAGATCAGGCGGCGGCTCAAGCACAGGGCAGTCAACGCGCGGCGGTTGCCGCCGAAAACGCCGCCGCGCAGAGTGCTCAGTCGGCAGCGCGTAGCCAGCAGGCGGCCTCGGCCGCGAAAACGGCGACAGAGCAGCTCCTCCAGCAGACACAGCTCAGTGCGCAGGATGCTGAGGTGAGTCAACGGGCGGCGCTCTCCTCTGCCGAGGACGCACGGCACAGCGCACAGGCCGCCGCACAGACGGCGGAGCAGGCAGCGACCCTGGCGGCCAGCCAGACGGTGACGCAGTTAACCGAGGCGGTCAGGGATGAGCGGGAACAGGTGGCAGATCTACACCGTCAAGTGGAAGAAGCCGCTGAGCGGGGCGAGCAACAGGCACGGCAGGCCTCGGCGCAAGCCGATGCGGCGCACGCCAGCCAACAAGCGGCCAGTGCGGCAGCGAGTGCCGCCGAACAATCCGCACATCAAGCGCAGGGTAGCCAGCAGGAGGCGGCCACCTCGGCGGAGCAGTCTCAGCGCAGTGCGCAAACGGCGCAGTCTAGCCAGCGGAGCATGGCGGTTGCTGCGGATCACATCGTCAAAAGCGCTCAGACACTGCACAGTGACCAGCAGCATCTCAACAAATTGAGGAAGGATATCGAATATTTGCGGGATAGTGCCAGGGTTTGGGCGGATGACGCTAAAACGTACGCTGGCCATGCCGCAGGGAGTGAATTTGACGCGAGATCCTCTTTGTTAGAGACAAGAGATCTCCGCGAAAACATCTTAGAGATTGCAGCGGAGATAGACGAGAGTGTGCGGCAGGCAGAGGCTGCCGCGTCACAGGCAGCCGAACGGGCCGCTAGTGAGGCGGCAACCCTGGCGGCAGAGCGCGTCGCCGCACAAGCCAGTGAGCAGGCTGCGGCCCAGTTGACGCAGATTTTCAGCGATGACCTTGCGCAAACGCAACAGCATCAACAGGCGGCTGCCGCCTCAGAGGCTGCGGCACAGCGTGCGGTGAAGAGCGCTGAGGAAATACTAGAGCAGGAGCACGCGCGGACAAATGCTGTGTTACAGCAGGCGAACGTGGCCGCTGAAAATGCAGAGCAGTATGCGCATCAGGCTGAAATATCGCTAGAGGGAGCACGCGAAGCGGCTGAAAATGCGCAAGATTCAGCCTTACTTGCCCAGTCTGCCAAACAAGATACTGCCCAGTATGTCGCGGAGGTACAGGCGCATACGCGTCAGGTGGTCTTATCGGCGCAACAAGTTAAGGATGACACCGATACCAGTGTGCAGCTGGCAGAGGAAGTGGCTCAATTAGCGCAGACCACCCGATCTCTGGTGGTGAAAGGCCAGGAGCACGTTGAACGCATCGAGCGAGAGCTTCAGCTAAATGAGGATAAGGCACCGCTAGCGAGTCCGGCTTTTACCGGGCATCCCACGGCGCCGACGCCGGATAAGTCGGCTGCCGGACAAGAGATTGCGACCGCAGCTTTTGTGTTGGCGCAGATAGCGCAGTTGATTAACGCTTCTCCGACGGCGCTGGATACCTTACAGGAGCTGGCCGCAGCGCTCGGTAACGATCCCAATTTTTCGTCAACGGTGATGACGATGATTGGCCAGAAGCTGGATAAGGCGCAGAACGGGGCTGATATTCCGGATAAGGCCCGTTTTCTGGAGAATATTGGTATCGTCGAGGCGACGACCACGCGCAAAGGTATCGTGCAGTTGAGCGACAGTATCAGTAATAGCAGCACGAAGGTAGCGGCCACCGCCAATGCATTACGGCGTACTTATCTGGAAGCGACGCGAGCGGCCAGTACGCGTCAAGTGGGCCGAGTACAGCTTAATGACACCTTAAACAGTATCAGCGCCACC